ATCGACAATTTCTCCCCGATGCAGTCCACGCTGCACCAAGACAGTCCATTTACAGCCAAACCAGTCCAGAACTAACCCGATGCCAGCCAAACGATCCAAAGCCTTACGAGGGGCAACCAAGCCAAGGCTTCAGTCGATACCAATCAAGGGCAAAACTAAGCTCGATGATGTCAAGGATTTGTGCAAGATAATTGACATGCCGCTTCTGCCTTGGCAGGAGTACGTTCTTAAGGACATGCTGACTGTGGACGCTAAAGGCAACTGGATTCGTAAGACAAACCTGCTACTTATCGCTAGACAGAACGGCAAGACCCATCTAGCGCGTATGCTCATCCTTGCTCACCTCATCAAGTGGGACTCACGCAATGTTCTGATCATGTCCTCTAATCGAAGCATGGCTCTGGACACCTTTAGACAAGTAGCTCAAGTATTGGAGAACAATGACCACCTCAAAGGATTCGTCAAACAGATTAGATATGCAAACGGAACTGAATCTATTGAGATGCTGGACGGAAGAAGGCTTGATGTTGTTGCGGCAACTAGAGATGGCAGTCGCGGCAGGTCAGCAGATTTCTTATTTGTCGATGAAACACGCGAAATCAGCGAGGAAGGATACAGAGCTGCTATTCCTACAACTAGAGCGCGTCCAAATTCTCAGACGCTTCTTACCTCTAATGCAGGAGACGCTTTCTCGGTAGTCCTCAATGGTTTGCGAGAAAGAGCCCTAGAGAACCCGCCTAAGAGCTTTGGCTTTTACGAATACTCTGCTCCCCAATACTGCAAGATCACAGACCGCGCTGCATGGGCTATGGCTAACCCTGCGCTCGGATACACGATAACGGAGGAAGCCCTTGAAGAAGCTGTTGCTACTAACCCGATTGAAAACACTAGAACTGAGCTGTTATGCCAATGGATTGACTCTCTGGCTAGTCCGTGGGCTCATGGGATACTTGAAGAGACAAGCGACTCAACACTCACGATTCCTGTGGGCGGCTATACTGTCTTTGCATTCGATGTCAGTCCGTCTCGTAGAAATGCGTCTCTGGTTGCTGGACAGATACTCCCAGATGGTCGCATTGGAATTGGAATCTTACAAACGTGGGAGTCACAAGTAGCAGTTGATGATCTAAAGATTGCAGTTGATATAAAGGCTCACGCAGACCTCTACAGACCGCGCCAAATCTGCTACGACAAGTACACAGCCCAGTCGATTGCGGACAAGTTGGCTAACGCTGGTCAGATAGTCCAAGACATCTCTGGCGCATCCTTCTATCAGGCTTGTGGTGATCTAAATGATGCCCTTAACTCAAAGCGGCTAGTCCATGCAGGGCAAACAAACTGGATTCAGCAGATGAATAACTGCGCAGCCAAGGTCAATGATTCGGCTTGGCGCATCGTAAAGCGCAAGAGCGCGGGCGATGTCTCTGGTGCTATTGCAACGGCGATGGTTGTCCATATGCTTTACAAACCACAACAGGTAGCGGCCATATACACAGAATAATCTATATGTAGTGTATAATTGCCATCTATGGGTCTCTTTTCGCGCCTTACAGGTGCAGCACCAACAGCTAATGTTGAAGCGCAGTATGCTCCGCAAGTCCTTGGTGAATATTCACCTTATGCGATGCCTTTTCAGTTTGCTTATGTTGGTCGTACCGAGGCTCTCGGTGTCCCAGCACTTGCCCGCTGCCGCAACCTTTTAGCGGGCACAATCGGCGCAATCCCATTAGAGCTTTACAAGAAATCTACTGGCGAAGAATTGGGAAAGCCAGTTTGGTTAGAGCAGCCTTCATATCACCAGCCACGATCTGTAACTATTGCTTACACAGTCGACTCGCTATTGTTTTATGGTCAAGCGTTCTGGCAAGTAGTCGAGACTTACGCAGAAGATGGGAGACCATCTCGCTTTGACTGGATTGCTAATAGCCGCGTTACAGCAACACTCGACAAAGATAATATCTTTGTTAAGTCGTACGCTGTCGATGGCACAACAGTCCCGATGGATGGGCTTGGCTCTTTAATCACATTCCAGTCACTTAATGACGGAATCTTAAATACTGGTCTTTCAACAATTCGCGCAGCGATTGACGTGCAGAAAGCAGCCGCTATCTCTGCTGCCACACCTATGGCTTCTGGAATCTTAAAAAATAGCGGTGCTGATCTACCACCTGCCGAGGTCTCTGGACTTCTCGCAGCTTGGAAGCGTAGCCGCCAGAATAACTCAACTGCTTACCTAACTAGCACTCTTGAGTTCCAACCAGTTCAGTTCTCTCCTAAAGAGATGCTTTACAACGAGGCAATTCAGAATCTAGCAACCCAGATTGCTCGCCTTTGCAACGTACCGCCTTACTATGTATCAGCAGATCAGAACACAACGATGACTTATGCCAATGTGCAGGATGAGCGTAAGCAGTTCCTTACACTATCTTTGCAGCCTTACATTACCGCTATCGAAGATCGTCTATCTATGGATGACATTACAGCACGTGGCAACGAAGTTAAGTTTGACATTGACCACAACTATCTGCGCACAGACCCGCTAGTGGAACTACAAATTATCCGCGAACTACTTGACTTACAGCTCATCACCCAAGAGCAGGCTATGGAAATGACAGATTTAACACCTAACGGAAGCGAAGGAATGATATGAACCAAGTAATTACTTTTGCGGCTGAACTTACAGCCGATTCAGCAAGCCGCACGATTTCAGGCAAGATTGTCCCGCTTAATGTTGAAGCAGGATCAACCAATATGGGCAAGGTCATCTTCCAATCTGGCTCAATCGAGATTGCAGACCCTAGCAAGATTCGCCTTTTATCACAGCATGACAATAAGAAGCCGCTTGGGCGCATGGTCTCATTCAACGAATCAGAAGATGCGATTCATGCTGTATTTTCTGTAAGTCGCTCACAGCGTGGAACAGAAGCTCTTATCCTTGCAGAAGAAGGATTGCAGTCAGGATTAAGCATCGGCGCAGAAGTCATTAAGTCAAAGATCAAGGATGGCGTTACTTATGTATCAGCCGCCCGCTTGGTCGAAACAAGTTTAGTAACAGAGCCAGCATTTAAGTCTGCTCAAGTTACTGATATTGCAGCAGAAGAATCTGATGCAGAAGAAACCAACCAACCAACAGAAAGCGAGACAGCCAACGTGGAAGAATCAACCACCCCAGCAGTCGAAGCAACACCTACAGTTGAGGCTGCCGCAGTTGAAGCTGCTCGCCCTGCTGTAACAGCGATGGCTTACACAAAGCCACGCATCGAAGTAACCGCTGCAAAGTACGCAGAAAACTCAATTCGTGCGGCACTCGGAGACGAGTCAGCACGTCAGTATCTACGTGCAGCAGATGACACAACAGACAACGCTGGTCTTGTACCAACACGTCAATTGTCAGAAATCATCAACCCACTCGGAACAACAATCCGCCCATCTATCGAAGCAATCTCACGCGGGGTTCTTCCAGATGCAGGTATGACATTCGAGATTCCTAAGATCACAGCAATGCCAACAGTTGCAATCACAGCAGAAAACGCTGCTTTCTCTGATACAGATCAGAACGCGGCGTTCCTTTCAGTCGATGTAAAGAAGTACGCTGGACAGCAGACATTCTCTGTCGAATTGCTTGACCGCACATCACCAGCTTTCTTTGATGAGCTTGTCCGCAACATGGCAGCAGCTTACGCAAAGGCAACAGATACAGCAGTTCACGCTGCTCTAGTTGCAGGTGCAACACTTGATGGAACAACCACAGTTACATATCCAACAGCAGCAGAATTGCTTGGATTTGTAGCTCGCGGCGCAGCCTCTGTCTATGATGCAACAGCAGGACTTCCAAACCCATTTGCTCGCAACATCATTGCCAATACTTCGCAGTGGAGCAACCTGATGTCACTTAACGACAATGGTCGTCCAATCTACAACGAAGTGACAAACCCAATGAACCAGCCTGGTTCAGCAACACCAAGCGCATTGCGTGGTCGCGTTGCAGGTCTTGACCTCTTTGTAACTGCAAATGTTGCAACAGCAAACAACACAGATAAGGATGGATCACTACTTATCGTGAACCCAGATGCGTACACATGGTACGAGTCACCAACATACCGCCTACGTGCTGAATCAACAGCCGCAGGTCAGGTAACAATTGGTTACTACGGCTTTGGTGCTATCGCGACTAAGGTCGGCGCTGGCGCATTCAAAAACAACAAGGCGTAAGCCAACTAAGTCGCTCAAGGGGGCTGCCAGAGCCCTTGCAGTCCCCTTGAGTCTTTAGAAAGGAAATCATGGCACTTACAACAGTTGCAGAGCTTCGTACCGCGCTTGGTATTGGCACTCTTTATACTGACGCTGTCTTGCAGTCAGTCTGCGATGCTGCTGATAACGTGCTGCTTCCTTTCATTTGGAATAACACATTTTTTAACGTGGCACATGAATCAACAGCCACCACAGCAAAACTTTACTTTGACTCTAATATCAAAGACATTTTTTATACTGGTCAGACAGTCGTTGTAACTGGTAACGAGGCTCATCTTAATGGCAGTCATACCCTTACTGGCGTAAGCGATTATTGGATTGGCTATAACATCAACAATGGCACAGTCCAGCCAAAACACGCAACAAACCCTTATGGTTCTGTAAATGCTGGGACATCTTTAGATCCTGCAACCATTCCCGCTATTCAGGAAGCCAGCCTCATGATTGCTGTGGCTATATGGCAAGCGCGCCAAGCGCCAACAGGACAAGGCGTATCTATTGACGGCTTTGCGCCTAGCCCTTACACAATGTCTAATCAGCTTATGGCTCGCGTTCGTGGCTTACTTGCACCTTACCTAAGCCCTAACTCTATGGTGGGCTGATGCCAGCAATAACTACCCTACGCTCGACCATTGCAGCAGCTCTTACTGACAACACAAAATGGTCAGTATTTTCCTATCCACCTGCAACTCCTATTGCCAACAGCGTAATCGTTAGTCCTGCTGATCCATACCTAACACCCAATAACAACCAATATTCGACTATCTCGCCATTGGCTAACTTTCAGATTTCTATTCTTGTCCCATTGCTGGACAACCAAGGCAACCTTGCTGGTATTGAAGATGACATTGTGCGTGTCTTTCAATTACTAGCCGCATCTAACATTCACTTCAATATCGGTAGCGTTAGCGCACCAGCAGTTCTAAACCTACCAACAGGCGATTTACTTACCTGCAATGTGCAGATAAGTTGTTTAACGGAATGGAGCTAATCGAATGGACGATTGGACAAAGGAACAAGCCGACTTCCTAGCGAAAATCGGTCAGCTTCCACCAGCAGCACCCGCACCAAAACCAACCACTAAGAAAGACGAGGAATAACCTAAATGGCAGTATTTCTAAACAACAAGGTCGGCGTTAAGGTTAATTCAGTCGATCTATCAGACCACGTTACAGCAGTCACACTCAACCGCACATTCGATGAACTCGAAGTCACAGCGATGGGCGATTCAGGACACAAGTTCGTCAAGGGTCTTGAAGCATCATCAGTCACAATCGACTTCCTCAACGACACAGCATCAGCAAACGTACTTGCAACCCTTCAGGCTGCATGGGGTACAAACGTCACAGTTGTGCTTCTACAAGAAAAAGGCACAGCAGTATCAGCGACAAACCCGCTATACACAATGACCTGCCTTATCAACGGCACTACAGACATCAACGGCGCAGTCGGTGATCTCGGTACACAAAGCCTCACATTTAACGTCTCTGGTACAGTAGCAGTAACAACCACAGGCACATTCTAAGAAGGAGATAAAGGGCTATGGCAAAACTCAAAGTAACAAGGGCTGACGGACAAGTATCGGAGTATGAAATTACTCCACTCTTGGAGTACAGCTTTGAGAATTACGCCAAGAAAGGCTTTCATAAAGCCTTGATTGAAGATCAGAAGCAGTCAGACGTATATTGGCTGTGCTGGGAAGCAATTAGACGTTCGGGTGAAACAGTCAAGCCTTTTGGCGAGGACTTCCTTTCCACTCTTAAGAGTGTTGAGGTCTTAGAGTCCGACCCTTTAGGGTAGAGCGGAATTCCTTCACCTATCTCGCAGCTAGGTTAAGTTACGAGTATGGAGTTCCGTTCAACACCATCGTGGAACTTTCTCCGATGGCTTTTAAGGCTCATATACAGGTATTGACAGATATAGCGAAGGAGCAAAGGGATGCCTACAAAAATCCAAGGCGTAATCGCGTATCGTAAAGCCCTTCGCAAATTTGAGCCTGAACTAGCCAAAGAGACAACTAAGCAGATAACTGCTTTTCTTAAGCCTGTAGTGCGCAATGCAAAAGGATTCATTCCTAGCAATGCGGAAGCACCAAGCGGATGGTTGCAGCGTCCCAATGCGAAAGGTCGCTGGGCTAATCGTTATTTTGATTCAGCTCAGGTCAAAAGTGGCATTACCTACAAGACCAGCCCTAGCAAAGCCAATCGTTCAGGTTTTAGGGCTCTGGCTTCTATCTTCAACAAATCTGCTGCTGGTGCTATTTATGAGACCGCAGGACGTAAATCAGGCATGACTGGCAACTTTACACCTAAACTTGGTGGTCGCTTGGTAGGCGATAAACAGAAGATGACAGGTCGAGCAATTTTTAGAGCCTTTGAGGAAGATCAAGGCAAAGCCACAGCAGGAGTAATCAAAGCAATCGAGACTTCGGCTGCTAAATTTAATGCGAGGGTGAAGAAGTAATGGCAGACTTAAGAGTAGATATTGCCGCCGAGTTCGTTGGCAAGAAAGCGTTTAAGGAAGCCGATATTGCGGCTGTCCGTCTCGACAAGACAATCAAGAAGTTGGCGCGTACCTTTGGAGTCACACTAGGCGCAGGCGCAATAGCTGCCTACGGCAAGGCAGCAGTCAAAGCCTTTGCAGCAGATGAAGCCGCAGCTAACAGACTGGCTACCGCAGTCGATAATCTTGGGCTTTCATTTTCCAAGGTACAGGTTGCAGATTTTATTTCTAACCTAGAGCGCACAGCTTCCATTGCCGATGACGTATTACGTCCAGCCTTCCAGTCATTGCTCAACATAACTGGATCACTAACCAAGTCACAGGAATTACTTAACAACGCTATTCAGATTAGCCGCGCATCAGGCGTAGATTTAGCCACAGTCGTCAATGACTTAGGCAAAGGTTATGTAGGCATTACTCGTGGACTTATCAAGTACAACACAGGGCTTACAAGAGCAGAGCTACAGACCAAAGGATTTAATGAGATTTTAGGTATCATGCTGGCAAAGTCAGCAGGAGCAGCACAGGATTATCTCACCACCACATCATTTAAGATGGACACTCTTGCCCTTGCATCAGAGAACGCCAAGGAGACAATCGGTAAAGGTCTAGTCGATGCCTTTGCCCGTATTGGCGGCGGCACAGAAGCCAAGGATGCCGCTAAGGCAATCGACAACATTGCCAAAGCTGTGAACGCAGTCACGCTTGTATTAGGCACAGCAATTGGCTTGATCAATAAGTTCAGACAGGGCTACACCAATTTCCTTATGGATCCATTTGGGACAGGCATGGGCGGTGGTGGAACATCTACTGGTCGTTCAGCTTCTCCAGCAGGTACAGCCATCCGCACACGCCAACAGCGCGAGGCAGAAGCGGCAGCAGCTAAGCGAGCCAAGGAAGTTGCTAATCTAACTAAGAAGCAGGTTGCATCTACTAAGGCTCTGACAGCCGAGCAAAAGAAGCAGAACAGCCTTAAGAAATCTGCCACAGTCTTTGACCTAGAGCAGATTCAAATAGTTGCGGCTCTCAAGGGCAGATTGACTAAAGAAGAAGAAGTTCGCCTACAGGCACAACTGGCTTTGCTTAACGGCAATGCTGATTTAGCAGCTAAATTAACTAATCAGATTCTTATGGCTCAGGATGCATCGGGCAATCTAGCCAAGTTTCTTGCAGCCCTTCCTAACGCTCGCAATCCATTCGAGTACCTCGATGCCTACCTGAGTTACTTAGCGGGTAAGGCTGCGGCAATCATGACAAGCCAGCCAGTACCAAGCGCGCCAAGCAGCGCAGCATCTACCCCACCACCTACTAATGTACCTACTTTTCCGTCTGACAATATGATTAGTTACAACATTCTTACTGGTCTTAATTACAACCCTAATGCGAATAACCCAGTTGTAGTCGAGTTAAAGATTACAGGTGAAGGCGATGTAACCAACGCCATCGCCAAGGGCTTACAGAACCAGTCCTTGTCCACAGGTGACTCTGCCTACATCAACCGCAGAACAGGCGGCTTTGCTGGATGAGCCTACCTGCCACGATAGCAGTCTCCTTTGACTTTAGCTCTGGCGCAACCTTTGGTACTGGCTTCGTCATCGGTTCACCTGATAACGGCGTTATTGGCGTTAATTCATTCGGCTCATCTGATGTCATCATTCCTACAGTTGATCTAACGCCTAACGTGTACAGCATTTCAATCAGGCGTGGTCGCAACATCATGAAAGACCAATATGACGCTGGAACGGCTGTAGTACGCGTGTTAGACCCGCTTGGTTACTTCAACCCACAGAACCCAGCCAGCCCTTACTATGGCTACCTAGTGCCATTGCGTAAGGTGCGCGTATCAGCTACAACTGCCACAGCCTCACATTTCCTATTCTCTGGCTATGTGAATGATTACAAGTATTACTTTCCTACAGGGCAGGAAACAGCCTATGTAGATATTCTCTGTACAGATGGCTTTCGTCTATTGCAGATGTCCCAGATTCAGACAGTAGCCGATTCAGGTGCAGGTCAGACCACAGGCACACGCCTTAACAAGATTCTGGACGATGTGCAGTTCCCTAACTCCATGCGCCAGATAGCCACAGGAAATGCCACCTGCCTTGCTGATCCTGCAACAGTCCGCATTACCCTCGATGCTATTAAGAACGTGGAGTTCTCGGAAGGGCTGGGAGCGTTCTACATGAGCCCAGATGGGTCAGCAGTCTTTAAGTCTCGCAGCGAAGTAACCGAGACTCTTGCACCTACAGCAGTCGAGTTCAACCAGACCACAGGCATCCCATATAAGAACCTTAAGTATGCCTTCGATGACAAGCTCATTATCAACGATGTTAAGTTCAGCCGCGTAGGTGGCACAGTACAAAACGTATTCAGCCAAACCTCGATTGACAAATACTTCCCACACGCTTTGACCCAAGAGAACCTTGTGGCAGAGACCGATGCGCAGGTACTAGGCGCAGCACAGAACTACGTCAATACAAGGCGCGAGACCACAATCAGAATAGATGAGATGGTTGTGGACTTACTAGACCCAGCAGTTCCAACCGATACCCTTATTGGCTTGGATTACTTTGACAATCTCAACATCACTAACGTTACCCAAGAGGGCAGCACTATCCAGAAAACCTTGCAAGCACAGGGCTTCGCATGGGATATAACACCAAACAAGATGACCGTAGCAATCACCACGCTGGAGCCAATTTTAGATGGTTTCATAATTGGAAGCAGCACATACGGTATAATCGGACAATCTACATTGAGCTACTAGGAGCAACATGGCAACCTTTCCAGTCACCACGGGCGACGTCCTTACCGCAGGAGTTTATAATTCCTTGCCTACGTTCACAGTAGGCACAGCCAATACTGCGGACTACACAGCAGTCTTAGCGGATCAGTACCAAGTCCTTGAGATTATGAACAAGGCAACCGCTATTGCCTTTAAGATTCCTACCAATGCCTCTGTAGCCTTCCCTATTGGCACAGCCATTACAGTCCTCAACATCGGCGCAGGAGTCTGCACGATCAGCGCAACTACCCCAGCGACCACCACAATTCTTTCAGCAGGTGCAACAGCAGCTTCACCAACCTTGGCTCAATACAAGAGCGCGGTCTGCATCAAGACTGCGACAGACACTTGGTACGTTGTAGGAGCAATCGCATAATGCTTAATGTCATTGCGGGATTACATGGCGGCGCAACCCCCGCGCCTGTAGCACCTACTACTTGCGATTACGTTGTAGTTGCAGGCGGCGGCGGCGGCGGTGGTGCGGCATCTTTTGGTTCAACAGGAGCAGCAGGCGGCGGTGCAGGAGGATTTAGAACAGCAACATCCTTTGCTATAAGTGGAACATTCACTGTAACAGTTGGCGCAGGCGGCTCATCAGTAACCAATTCAGATTTACGCGGTGGCAAAGGTAGCGATTCAGTATTGTCTTCCATCACCTCAACAGGCGGCGGCGGTGGTGGTGGCTACTATTCAGCAGGTGGTGCAGGTTCGGCTCCAGGTACTGGCGGTTCTGGCGGTGGTGGTAACTACGATCAAACAGGTGGTGCAGGTAATACACCTTCAACTTCCCCATCTCAAGGAAATAACGGCGGCGCAGGTACAGGCGGCGGTTCTGGCGGCGGTGGTGGTGCGAGCGCATTAGGTACAGGCGCACCTGGAGCAGATAAGGGCGGTGCAGGTGGTGCGGGTACTGCTTCTTCATATAGCGGTTCATCAGTAACTTATGCAGGCGGTGGCGGCGGTTCTTCTGGAGTGTCGAACGCTTTTAATGGAGCAGGCGGTGCAGGTGGTGGTGGTGCGGGTTCACTAACTGGCTCAAGCCCAGCAACATCGGGAACAGTTAATACTGGCGGCGGCGGTGGTGGTGCTGGAGCTGGTAATCGCACTTCTGGCGCAGGTGGCTCTGGAATTGTAATTCTTAGATACCCAGATACAAATGCAAATCTTACTTCAATCGGTGGTGGATTAACTTACACGCTTACAACAACAGGCGGCTACAAGATTTACAAGTTTACGGCTGGGACGGGGTCGGTGACAGTTTAATGGCACATTACGCATTTTTGAATGATTTAAATATTGTCACAGAAGTAATTGTTGGCAAAGATGAAACAGAACTCATAGACGGCAAAACTCCAGAAGAATGGTACGGAGAATTTAGAGGTCAAACTTGCGTTCGTACTTCTTACAATGGAAATATTCGCTATAACTATGCAGGAATTGGTTATACCTACGATCCGATAGATGATGCTTTTATCCCACCAATCCCTCAATGCGGTCATGATGAATTAACCCTTAATGATAAGAAACTATGGGAATGTGATAATGAAGCCCACACCCCAATTATGTAAAGCAGGTAAGCAGTTAAGGGAGCAGCTAGATGATAGTTACCCAGACCGCGATAGAACCTCGGACGGCTGGATTGGCGATGTACGTCATTCGGCACGTCCTTCTGACCACAATCCTGATGAACAGGGTATCGTCCGAGCCATTGATATTGACAGGGATTTATCTGGTAAAGCCAAGCCAGACCTCATGCCTGACCTTGCAGATCAGATACGACTCTGCGCAAAGCGTGGCGATAAAAGAATCTCTTATGTCATCTTCGCAGGGCGCATTGCTTCCTCTCGCATGGGGTGGCGTTGGCGCAAGTATCGTGGACTTAATCCGCATGACAAGCATTGCCATATTTCTTTCACTAAGAAGGGCGATTCAGATGATTCGTTCTTTAATATCCCAATGATAGGCGGCAGCGTATGAACATGAAGAACCCAGCAATCCTCACAGCAGGAGCATTTCTAGCAGCGTGGGGTGCATCTAACTTTGCACTCGACTATCGCTCGATCCTATGGGCTGTACTAGCGGGCGTATTCGGGTACGCAACTCCTAAGAAATGAGCGCAGCAGACCTCGCAGCTTGGGCTGTAGGAATTGTTACAGTCCTTGGTGGCGTGGCTGCTTATACGCAGTTCATGATTAAACATTATCTTGCAGAGTTAAAGCCTAATGGCGGTTCATCTATCAAGGATCAGGTCAATCGACTTGAGGTGCGTGTCGATACCATAATCGAGATGTTGGGTAAGTAACACTTATCCCATGGCTAAGAAGAAGGTTATAGACCTAGACACTTACAACGCGCTAGACGCGTGGGCGATTAGTATCAACGAGATGTATAAAGCCTTGCGCAGAAGCGGCTTTGCTGTAGATATAGCTCTTGCCATCATTACTGATCGTGATGCCTATCCTGATTGGATTCTGCCAGAGTTACCTAATCGGATAGACCGCATCCCTTACGAAGATGAGGATGACGATTAAGAAAATCGTAATACTTTCAGACTTGCAAGTGCCTTTCGAGGACGTGCATGTCACTAGAAACATTGCCAAATTCTTACAGACATTCAAGCCAGACCAGACAGTCACCATCGGCGATGAGATTGATTTCCAGACTATCTCCAAGTGGTCGGATGGTACGCCTCTAGCCTATGAGCAGACCCTAGGCGATGACCGAGACAGGTGCGTAGAGCTTCTCTGGGAACTAGGCGTTACAGACTGCATCAGGTCTAACCACACAGATCGTCTATACAACATCATCATGAAGAAGATTCCATCCTTCCTATCTTTGCCAGAGCTTCGATTTGAGAAGTTCATGAAGTTTGATGAGCTAGGCATAACCTTCCATAAGAAGCCTATGCAACTGGCTACTGGCTGGTATGCAGTTCACGGGGATCACACTCCAATTAAGAATATGGGCGGAGCATCCGCAATGGAAGCTGCACGCCGCATGGGGGTCAATATCGTCTCTGGCCATACGCACAGAGCGGGCAGGCAATCCTTCTCAGAAGCCATAGGAGGCCGAATGGGACGTGTTCTGCATGGGGTTGAGGTAGGAAACCTAATGGACTTCAAACAGGCCGCATACACCAAAGGGTCGGCAAACTGGCAGCAATGCTTTGCCATCATGTATGTCCATGGAAAGAACGTCCAAGTCGATTTAATCTACATCGAGAAGAACGGCACGTTTATCGTGAATGGCAAGGTCTATGGAAGGGTTCGCTAGACCAGACCTAGGCGATGAGTCTGTGGATGAAATCGTTATCGTTTCGTTATCTAAACATGGCGGGTGTCTGCTCCGTCTGATGTAATACTTCTGGGGTGAACGAAATACGTTACACAGAAGGGCTTAAAATGAATGTAGATCATGCACTTATTGGAATGGGTTGCCTAGGCATAGTCTTTGGCTTCCTACTTGGCTATGCCAAGGGACACGAACACGGCAAGATTCAGGGCAAGATAAATGCCCGCCGACTTATCAAGGCACAGACACAGCATCAGGTTAGCCGATGAACGCCCGTGATTACCTCAACGAAGCGAGAGCTACTATCCAAGACCGAGGACTTGATTACGGACACCCTAGCGACAATATGTCAAGGACAGCCGCACTTTGGGCTTCATACCTCGAAATGCCCATTACTGATTATCAGGTGGCGATGTGTATGGCATTGGTCAAAATCGCAAGAAGCATGGAAACTGCAAAGCCAGACACTTACATCGACCTCGCGGCGTACGTTGCCATAGCGGGGCAACTGCACACAGAGGAGAACGATTTATATGTTTAATTTATCTGAATATCAGACTTGTGCTGAAAGACTGGAATTGTTTTGGAAGGAGCATCCAGATGGTCGGATTGACACGAAACTTATTGAGGCGAGTTCTTCTCGATTTATCGTTCAGGCTTTTATATATCGAACTGAAGTCGATCAACACCCTTGGGCTTCTGGGCTCGCAGAAGAGACAGTATCGGGTCGCGGAGTCAATGCTACTAGCGCTCTTGAAAACGCGGAAACTTCGGCTTTGGCGAGGGCGCTTGCGAACGCTGGCTACAGCCCTAAAGGTGATCCATCAAAGCGAGCCTCAAGGGAAGAGATGAGCAAGGTTGCGGCTAAGGCTAATAACGAAGCTCTTGTTCAGCAGACCAAGGCAAAGATGGCACAGACAGCGACAGAATATGTCCCAGTACCAAAGGAAGATGATCCATGGGCAATCAGACCAGCAGAGCCAGTTCAGACTATGGAAGGAGCAGTCGAGATGGTGAAATCAGTTCTTGGTGGCACAACGGATTCGGATATACAGCGTTGCCCTCATGGAGAAATGAGCTGGAAAACTGGTACTACGAAGGCTGGTAAGCAATGGGGTCATTGGCGTTGCATGAACCATATCCTTGGCGAAGCAGAACGCTGTGAGCCAGTCTGGTATGAGATTAAGCCAGATGGCACATGGGGAAAGCAAGTCAAACGTGGGTAAGTTATATTTCAGGAATCAGGATGACGAGTGGGAGCAATTCCCTACTGATGAGCAGTTACAACTAGCTGAAGAATCGGCTTACATCTTGCAGGCGATGGGCTTTGCCATTATCTGCCAGTTATGCAATACCCCGCCTACAGTTGCACAGATTAAGGCTAGGGCATTGCAGAACGAGTGGAAGTGCGACAAGTGCCACACAATTAACTCTGCTGGAAAGGCATGACCTAATCCATGTCTAACCAGAGTCGGAAGCATCGAGGTTACGCCACAGAGAGAAGCGTTGCGTTATTCCTGTCGCAATGGTGGGGTGGGGCTGCGGTGCAGCGAGGGAACGGCAAGGATGTTATAAACGTACCCTTTGACTGCGAAGTAAAAAGTCGCAGCACCTTCGCTCCGAGAGAATGGCTCAAACAAGCAACCAAGAGAGCAGGTGGCAAAGAGCTACCTTTCGTGGTGTGCCGCATGAATGGTCAATCTGATAAGCAGGAAGTCGTGCCTGAATATCTAGCCTTTATGCGGTTTGGTGACTTGGTTGAGCTATTACTTCGTGCAGGTTACGGAGATATTCAGAAAGATTCGGTAGAATTAGAGCCTGAAAGATGCGCAATGTGCGGATCGTGGAAGTTAAAGGATGTGCCATGCCGCACGTGTCAGGTATCTAATGCCAATCTATGAGTTCGAGTGCAATAACGAGAAGTGCGAAGCGAATGCTCGCTATGACAAGGAATTATCCATATCCGAGCCACACGATTTAGATTGTCCGTTCTGTGGTGAGACGATGAGGAAGGTGTACTCAAGTGTTCCAGCAGTCCATTTCAAAGGTTCAGGGTTTTATAGTACGGATAAATAAAAGTTATGCACACCTGTGGATAACTAGGGTACGACACGCATTTAACGCGGGAGTTATCCACATGCTTGACATGCGTGGTATCCTAAAGGCTAGAGCCCTTAAAAGGGCTCACACCGAGCCGCCTAAGCGGATTGCTCGGGGGGTAGCCCTAGGATTGGTGGGAGCTCTATGCTTTCCCACGGGAACTGCATCTATTGGCTCAATAGAACCTTATCAAAACATTAAACAATTAGCTGATTACCAATTAACTGATAAGCAATATAAATGCCATAACGAGATTGTCTATAGAGAGTCTAGGTTTAAGCATGATGCAGTTAATGGATCACATTATGGCTATTATCAGATAAGAAGTAAGTCATTACATAAAGCACCTTATGACTATCAGTTTTATAGATATTGGGGTTATGTATTACATCGTTATGGTTATACAGAGTATGATGAGCCTGACTACTGTAAGGCTTTACATCATCTCAAGACTAAAGGATGGCAATGAGGGTAAACCATGAAGCCCGTAAAGCGTTCATGCAGGAATGGGCACATAAGGGCACAGAGTGGATAGCAGAACGCTTAGGGCTATCAGTTAAGACTGTAGGGTATTACGCATGTATGTATCGTGTAAGCCTTAAGACAGATGAAGATCGTAGAGGCAGAAGCCTCAAGATACATGTAGGTCTATCTATACCATCACCACAAGGTGAGTATTGTAGGTTGCCTATCACCCACCCAGTTATAGAAGGCATAAACATGGCAAGAGGCAAGAGTGGTAAGAAAGAGCTGCTGACCCGTCAATGGAAAGAACAGCGCAAACGAGTATTACAACGAGACCAGTACACATGCGTATATTGTGGGCAAGAAGCAACGCAAGTGGATCATATAATCCCACGAGTTGATGGTGGTACTCATGACATGGAGAACCTAGTAGCTGCGTGTGCTAGATGCAATGGGCTCAAGGGCTCACGCTCACAGGCGAGTTTTTTACGCATGCTTTCTGC